CGAACCCGTACTCTGCCTGAAGCAGTTCTGCGTCTTCCGGGAGCCATCCGCCCGCAATAAGGTTTGCGGCTGTGCTATTAATGTCTTTCATGTTATCCTCCTTTGTTGGTGCCCCGGTTGCCCGGGGCTTAACTCGTGTTTTTATCTCATCAGCATATCTGCATCAAGCCCGATTCCCGTAACTTTGTTCACTTCGTTAACCTTCTGGGTTACGTTACGGCGGTATGTTCTCCACCCGGCCTCTGTACCCTTCATAAAGGCTTTCTTATATTCTGCGATTTCGTATTCCTTAACCTCAGCCGCCATTCTTTCGCTTGTGCCGTTTATGTACATTTCCATCTGTTTGCTAGTCATTTTTATTCTCCATTCCTGCATTTGGCAGTTCCCGTATCAACCTTACAAGTACATTATATAACATGATATGTTAAAGTCAATAGCAAATTACAATAAAATGTTAAAATATTTTAAAAGGCCCAAGAAAAAAGCAGTGCGACCCGCGAAACTGCCGCAACTGTAAGGAAAACGTACTCTTTTCAAGCATTGTGATATATGTTATAATACAGATAGAATAGCGGAATTAGGAGGAACTCTAATTTTGCAAAAAATGAATAATGGGAACCCGGTGTTCTGCGAATGCGGAAAGTTGGTGGCAATTGAGCGCGATGGCGTTATCTATGTCAAGTGCAAGAGATGCAACCGACAAGTCCCGGTGTACAAGGAGCCGAGAGCCCAAGAGGTCGAGAGCCATTAATTGATGCAATGAACTGCATCAGTTGATGGCTCTTTTTTTATTGTCGAATGGCGAAGAAACGCCCCGAAGAAAAGGAGACAAGCGATGGCACGATGGCGCGATGTTGATGGGTACGAAGGATTGTACATCATCAGCGATGAGGGCGATGTCGTATCACTTCCGAGAAAATGCAATGGGAAAAATATGTATGGAGAAATCCGCAGGGCTATCCCCGGAAAGGCTATAAAGCCACATTTGCGCGGCAAAAAGGGCCTGATGTATCCGGCAGTTACCCTGTGCAAAGATGGTATTTCAAAGTCATATTCATTGCACAGGCTGTTAGCAAAAGCCTTTATCCCGAATCCCGATGAATTGCCCGAAATTAACCACAAAGACGAGAATACGCTGAATTACAGCTTAAACAATCTTGAGTGGTGCACAAGGCAATACAACATAGATTACAGCAAGGCGAAGCGTGTTGAACAATATACGCTTGACGGCGAAAAGGTTGCTGAGTTTAAAAGCATATCCTATGCCTCAAAAATAACTGGCATAAGCCGAACAGCAATTAATAATGCGCTCACCGGGTGGTCTGCAATGGCGGGTAATTACATTTGGCGATACGAACGAGAGGAGTGATGACTTATCGCACTTACAAGAAAAGCCCTGTCCGCAATGGGAATTGAAGCGGCACAGATTGACCAAATTATTGAGATGCACAGCGAGACCGTAAACGGCCTCAAGGAGCAAATTACTGCATTAGAGGCGGATGTGCAGAAGTACAAGCCTGATGCGGAGAAGCTCCCCGGAGTGCAAAAGGAACTGGACGAACTGAAGTCCTCTGTGGACAAGGACAAGGAGTCAAGTGCCACCGAATATCAGCAGTTAAAAGATGAGTACGACAAGTACAAGGCCGAACAGGAACAGAAAGAGACCCGGGCCGCAAAGGAGAAAGCATACACAGAGCTCCTCAAGGACATGAATGTGTCTGAGAAGGGCATTGCGCAGATTCTCAAGTGGCAGGGCGTTGACGGGATTGAGCTCGATGATGCGGGCAAGCTGAAGGATGCAAAGGCTGTTCGTGCGGCGGTTAAGGAAGATTGGAGCGATTACATCCAAACAACCGAAACCAAAGGCGCGGAAACCAACACTCCCCCGGCGGCAAGCGGCGGAACAACCATGACAAAGAAGGAAATCATGGCTGTTAAGGACGCAAAGGCCCGGCAGAAGCTCATTTCCGAGAACATGGAACTGTTTGGGCAGGCAGAATAGGAGAACCAATATGGCAAAAGAGAATCTTACTACATCCGCAAAGATTGACATTACTGCGCGTGAAATTGATTTCGTTAGCAGATTTTCCACCAACTGGCAGGATCTGCGGGATCTGATGGGCGTTTCCCGGCTTGTGGCGAAGGCCCCGGGCTCCGTCCTGAAAAGCAAATATGCTGTAGTCACCGTTGGTGACGGTGATGTCGGTGAGGGCGAGAGCATCCCGTATTCTGAGGCTCAGGTCAAGGAAAAGCCCTATGCGACCATTACCATCAACAAATGGAAAAAGGGCGTATCCATCGAGGCCATCGCTGACCACGGCTATGATGCCGCGATTCAGATGACCGATGATCAGTTCCTTTATGAGCTTCAGGGCAAGGTGCTTGACAAGTTCATCGCATACCTTCAGACCGGAGAGCTGACCGGAACCGAAGCAACCTTCCAAGCGGCTCTTGCTATGGCTCAGGGTAAAGTCCGCGACAAGTGGAAGAGGATGCGTAAGGGCATCACTGAAATCGTTGGTTGGTGCAACATCCTTGATGCTTACAAGTATCTCGGCAATGCAAACATTACCATTCAGTCCGAGTTCGGCATGAATTATATCGAGAACTTCCTTGGATACAGACGGCTGTTCCTGAGCTCCGATATCCCGGCAAACAAGGTTATCGCAACCCCGGTTGAAAACCTTGTTCTGTATTATGTCAACCCGTCCGAAAGCGACTTTGCTCGTGCAGGTCTTAACTTTACCGTTGATGGTGAGACCCCGCTGATTGGCTTCCATGCTGAAGGCAACTATGACACCGTGGTATCTGAGTCTACCGCCATCATGGGTATGGTGCTCTTTGCTGAGTATCTTGACGGTATCTGCGTAGAGACCATCTCTGCGGGTGCTTGATAATGTGGCGGGTAATCGCCTACTTTGAGGATTTACAGGATAATTCAAGGCCGTACAACCCGGGGGATACATTCCCCCGGGAAGGTCTTACTGTAACCCCGGAGAGGCTAAACGAGCTGTCATCCTCTGAGAACGCACAGAAACGCCCGCTGATCTCTTTTGAGGAAGAAGACGTACAAATTACCGTGGAGCAGAAGAAAACCCGTTCTAGGGGCCGTAAAACGCGCTGAGCGAGGAAGGAGATGCGGTCGTGCTTACAGAGCTGTGTAAAGAACTGAAGAATTGGTTCGATTGGAATCAACCGCATCATTTCGGAGTATTCGCGATATCTGACGGGCAACTTCAGGGGATTAGCATCCCGGATGATCAGTATTTCCGCGTTGTGGGAAGCGCGTTCAATGATGGCGTTTACAAAGCCCCAAATGTGTTCCCCAAAGACGAGGTTTTTGACGGTGCTGTGTGGCTGATGGCGGTCCCGCCCGAGGTTATCGCGCTTGACGCGGAGATTGACGCGTGGCGGGGCAAATTTGAGGCCCTTGATAGTCAGGCGATGAGCCCATATCAGAGCGAAAGTTTTGGCGGGTATTCGTATTCAAAAGCCGGAGGCGGAGCGAATTCAGCGACGGCTACTGGCGGAACGGTTCCCGGCTCATGGCAGAGCGTATTTGCGGGGAAGTTGAGGCAGTGGAGGAAGTTATGAGTCTGTTAGCAGAAGCGATGGAAGATTGTGTCATGATTGACCGCAAATCTGTCCCTGACGGATATGGCGGAATTGAATATCAGTGGGATGATGGCGCGACCTTCAAGGCGGCTATCACTCTTGACACATCCACACAGGCCCGTCTTGCGAGCGTTCAGGGCGTGAATGATTTATACACGGTCACCACGACAAAGGGCGTTAATCTCCAATACCATGATGTCTTCAGGCGCGTTGAGAGCGGGAAGATTCTTCGGGTCACTTCTGACGGAAACGACAAGCGAACTCCGGCAAGCGCGTCGTTGGATATGCGGCAGGTTAGTGCAGAGGAATGGGAGCTGAAATAAGCGGAGGAGAAGCAATGGACAAGTGGCAAGCCCAAGATCAGTTTTGGAACTCGTTCGGGGTTCCGGCTTATGATCAAAACTCTGAGTTTACGAGCGGAGATGAGCCCGCTTTTCCTCACATCACATACGAGGCGCAAGGGGGCATCTTAGATCAACCTCTTGCGCTTTCTGCGTCTCTTTGGTATCGCTCCGGCTCATGGAAAGAGATAAGTCAAAAAGCTGACGAAATATTAAAGGCCATGAAGGGTGGCAAGGTTGTTGCCATCGATGGCGGCTATATATGGTTTAAAGTTCCCGACAGAACCCCGTTTGCTCAGCGTGTAGCAAGCGGGGATGATGCGATCAAGAGGGTGTATTTATCCGTCGAGGCAGAGTGCCTGACGGCAGATTAATGGAGGTAAACAATGGGTAAATTTACAAAGATTCCGCAGAACACTTTTTCAGCCCTTCAGCTTGATGCGGGTGTTCTCCTGAAGAATTTTGACCCCGAGACTGCGGCTGAGCCCGCCGATGAAGACATCATCACCGCCACTACAGGAGGTATCAATGCTACCTGTATTCCGACATATTCGGACCTTGGCGAAGATGTCGATAATGTTCCGATCAATATGAAGGAGCTGAAGCATCTTGACTCGTGGGAGTGCAAGCTGTCCACAACGGGCATCGGTACATCTCCGGAGCTTATCAGATATGCACTTGGCGCGGCTGATATTGACGGAAACAAAATCACTCCCCGCCGCGACCTGAAGCAGACTGACTTTGCAACCATTTGGTGGGTTGGTGACAGAGCTGACGGCGGAATGGTGGCGGTCAAGCTCATGAACGCGCTGTCTACCGGAGGTCTTTCTCTTCAGACCACCAAGAACGGAAAGGGTCAGGTTCAGATCGAGCTGACGGGCCATGTGTCCATCAACGCTCAGGATACCATGCCGATGGAGTGGTATAGCGCAGACCCGGCAACCACAGAAAACCCGGGTGAAGGTGAATAAGTAGGAGGAACAGATGCGGAAGTTATCAGAGATTGAAGGCGACAACGCGCTTGACATACTCGCGGACTTAATTGACCCGGTATGCGAAATCGTCGTGGATCAGGAAGTCATTACGGCGTATACGAGCGGCGACAGAATGAGGGCGATCAAGCTCGGGCTGAAGAAGCACAAGAAGGCGGTGACAACCATCATTGCCCTGCTTAATGAAAAGGACCCGGCAACATACAAACCTTCTCTTCTGACGCTTCCGAAGATGCTGATGGAACTCCTTGAGGATGAGGATCTGATGGGGCTTTTTTCCTCGCAGAGCCAAACGGAAAAGACCTCTTTTGGCGATGCTACGGAGAATACAGAGGCAGAAAAGCAGTAACTCCTTTTTTAAGATACGTCAGGGCCCGGATGTTGCATGAACAGCGTGAAATGGATTTCAGAATTTACGTCACGGATGCACTGAAGGGCCTTGGCGGCTTTACGGAAACACCGCGATATTATGACCTGATCACCGGGAATACAAGTGTTGTACAGGAAACACGTTCGGCGGATGAGATAAAAGACAACATCAAAGAACGTCTGAGTAGGCTGAGGGGGGATTAAAGATGGCAAATGTAATGGACCTGATGGCCACTCTTGGCCTTGATGCCTCAAAGTTCGAGGAGGGTCTTGAGAAGGCAAAACAGCTCGGAAAGAACCTCGGGGAAGGAATGGAAAGTGCCTCCGGCAAGCTGAAAGAAGTCGGTAAGTCATTAGAGGGCACAGGAGAAAAGGTTCAAAAGGTCGGTAAGTTCTTTGCTCCGATGTCTGCGGCGGCGGGCGCGGGCTTAGGATTCGCGATCAAGACTGCCGCCAGTTTCGAGTCTCAAATGTCGAAAGTTCAGGCCATCAGTGGCGTGACGGGGTCCGAGTTTGAACAGCTAACCGCGAAAGCCCGAGAGATGGGCGCGAAAACAAAGTTCTCTGCATCAGAAGCCGGGGAAGCCATGGAGTACATGGCAATGGCAGGATGGAAGGCCGGAGAGATGCTTGACGGTGTTGAGGGAATCATGAACCTCGCGGCGGCGGCAGGTGAGGACCTTGGCACAACCTCTGATATCGTCACCGATGCCTTAACTGGATTTGGGTTGACGGCGGCGGATTCAGGGCACTTTGCGGACGTTCTCGCGGCGGCATCATCTAATGCGAACACCAACGTGTCAATGATGGGTGAGACGTTCAAATTTGCCGCTCCGCTTGCGGGTGCTCTCGGGTTCAGCATAGAGGATGTGGCAGTCGCAACCGGACTCATGGCGAACAGCGGTATCAAAGCGAGTATGGCAGGTACTGCTTTGCGCGGATGGATGACACGTCTTGCGAAACCCACAAAGCAAAGTGCTCAGGCGATGAAAGACCTTGGCCTTAGTCTTACGGATAGCGAAGGCAATATGAAATCCTTCATGCAGATCATGGAGGAGACAAGGGACGCGTTCTCCGGGCTTACGGAAGCTGAAAAGGCACAATATGCGGCAATGCTTGTCGGTCAGGGCGGCATGAGTGGACTTCTCGCTGTTGTTAATGCAACGGAGGCGGATTTCAAAAAGCTGACACGGGCCGTTGATAATGCGGATGGCACCGCCCTGAAGATGGCGGAAACCATGCAGAACAATCTGAACGGTCAATTAACCATTCTGAAATCCGGCGTGGAAGAGGCGGCGATCAGCGTCGGCAACGCCCTTCTCCCAAATATCAAAGACCTTGTAAGTAAGGTGCAGGATGCCGTCAACTGGTTTAACTCCCTTGATTCCGCTACTCAGAGTTCTATCGCTCAAATGCTTGTGCTCGCGGCGGGAATCGCTCCTGTAACCATCGCTCTCGGAAGCATGATTAGTTCAATCGGGACAATCATTGGTGCTCTCGGGATGCTCCTCACTCCCGCCGGACTTGTTGTTGCGGCTCTCGCGGCGATTACCATTGGCGTTCAGGCCTTCAAAGCGGGTATCGATACAAGCAATCCTCAAGTTGATGCTTTCCGAGAAAAGGTCAGCATGATGGCGAAGAATGTTGAGGAAAACCGGGCATCCATTGAAGGGCTCGCAACCTCAATGAAGAAGGTGTCGGATGAACTGTCAACAACCGGGGCTCCGCTGACCTTTTGGCGTGATGAACTCCATAAGTGCTTTACGGCTACAGGAGAACTGAAGGAAGGATGCGAGGAACTTGCATGGCACGCCATCGATGAACTGAACGGGGCTATGCAAACCGACTATAGCCTCCAGTTTATCACTCAGGCTCAGGATTCAGCGGCGGCCCTTCGGGAAATAGACGCGGCGATTGATGAGCATATCTCGAAACTGAAGTATCAGGCGATTCAGCAAGCTACCATGTCGGAATACACGGAAGCTCTGAAGAATCAGGCGGCGGCTCATACAGAAGTCATAAACGCCGAAGGACGGCACAAGCAAGCGGCTGAAGAGCTCGGAAAGGCTATGGCGGAGGCGCATGAACTTGCCAACGCGAATCCATTAACAACGCCGAACTGGCATGCGCAGATGGAACAAGCCAACGCGAAGGTCAATCAGCTCAAGGATGCCGTAAACGAGGCCGGAGATGCCATGGTGACCGCAAAGGGCAATGTAGCGGCGGCGGATACTACCGTGAAGGGCCTTGAAACAACCATGGAAGAGCTCGCGAAGAACGGCGTTGAGGGCGCAGAAAAGACCGCCGAATCTTACGTCAAGGTTGGCGAATCAGCTGAGCAAGCCCGTCAAACCGCAGAAAAGAGCGCAAAGGAAACTCGGGAAAACATTGAGAAAACATTTGAGCCTCCGCTTCCGGGAATCAAAATCAACAATGAAGAATCCATAGGCCATGCCGTAGAAACAAAAGACGGTATGCAAAAACAGTTTACCGACAATCCGTTCAAGTCCACGGTGGACAAGGTTGAAGGCGGGGAGGCGGCGGCAACAACAGCCCACGGTGAAATGCAAAACATTGTCGGTAAGGCAATGACGGGCAATGTCGGAAGCGTTACAGGTGCTTCAGCGGCGGCAAGCTCAGCTCACAGCGAAATGCAGAGCTTTTTTAATGCGCATCCCATTATCGCGAAGGTTGTTAAATCAATGTCGGATGACGGCAGTAGCAAAAGCTACGGCGGACGGTCTCAAAAGGCCAACGGTGGATTTGTATACAGTGAGAAAGATGTCACCGTTGGCGAGGCAGGGCCGGAAGTCATTATCCCGCTTTCTTCTACAAGGCGCAGACGGGCGATGAATCTGTTTGCGAATACCGCTGAAAGACTTGGGGTAACAACTGGAGCAAACGGAGGCGGAGGCGGGAACAGCATTGTCGTCAATGCGCCAATTAATGTATACGCTTCTGAAGGACAAAGTGCTGAAGAGGTTGCAAGGGTCGTGTCAGATACGATCAACAGACAGATTATGAACAACAGACGCGTATGGGAGGGCGCACCAACATGATGCAAAGGATTGACTACTTTGTGTATGACGGTGTGTCCTCCGTCGATTTTGGCATGAGAACTTACAGCCTCCGGGTTCTCACTGCACCGAAGCCGGATATTACAGAGATTGTGATTCCGGGGAGGAATGGCGTTCTTCATCAGTACAACGACAGATTCGGAGATGCAACTGTGAGCTATAGCGTTGTCGCAATCGAGGATGCTCTTTCTTCCAACGTACCGTTGAAAGTCACGGATATGATTGACTACTTGATCAGCAAGAAGGGCTACTGTCGCCTTGAGGATTCCTTCCGCCCGGAAGAATATCGCATGGCCGTTTACAAAGGCAGTGACCGCGTGAAAGCGACTAAGCACGAGGAGGCTGTCGGAATTGTGCTAACGTTTTCAGCAAGGCCGGAAAGATGGCTCAAGGAGGGTGAGATCCGCAGAGAGTGCAAGTCAGGAGGGGCACTTTTTAATCCAACTCAATTCACGGCGAAGCCATTACTGAGGGCATACGGCACAGGCACTCTTACGGTCTCAAATTCAGCCGGGAGCACATCCGTTAAGATAAACTCCGCAAATATATATACGGACATTGATTGCGAACTTCAGGAGGCGTTTAAGGGTGTCACAAATTGCAATGGAAACATTCAGCTTCCAAGTGGCGACTTCCCGAATTTGACACCGGGCGAGAACAGATTCAGCTATTCAGGAATCAGCAGACTGGAAGTTGTTCCGAGGTGGTACAAGATATGATTCCGATTCTTTTTGACAAAGGCGAAACATCATTCAGCACAAATGGCATCGGACGACTTCGGGATGCAATCTCCTGCATCGTCACTGAGGGCCGGAATGGCGAATTTGTGTTGTCGATGAGATACCCGGTTGATGGTGCACATTTCAGTGATATTCAACACGGAAGATTCATCTATGCATACGCGGACAGCCGGAAGAAGGCTCAGGCGTTTGAAATCACTCGCGTATCGAGACCACTCCGGGGGCAAGTGGAGATCGACGCAGAGCATATCTCATACAGGTTGAATAACACGCCATTTATGCCGTTCTCCGCGCAGGGCGTGGCTCATGCTCTTAATGGATTCAAACAAAATGCGGCAGAAGAATGCCCGTTCACATTTTGGACAAACAAGACTTCGCAAAGCTCTTATGTTGCGAAGATTCCGGGAGCAATCAGATCGTTCTTGGGCGGACGGCAGGGAAGCATCCTTGATGTGTTTGGCGGGGAATATGAATGGGATAACTGGACGGTCAAATTGTGGGATGCTCGTGGAAAAGACAACGGGGTGGTGCTGAGATACGGGAAGAATATCACAGACCTGCGACAAGAAGAGAACATTTCAACAACATACACTGGCATTTGCCCTTATTGGACGAGCTCTGAGGGGCAGGTCGTTACCATTCCCGAGAAGGTTGTCCACAGTAGCAACGCCGGGAATTTCCCATATCAAAGGACAGTGCCGATTGACTTCACGGAAAAATTTGAGAATGCGCCATCGGAAGCTCAGCTCCGGGCGGCGGCTCAAGCCTATGTTCGGAATACTGGATTCGGCGTTCCAAAAGTAAGCCTTGAGGTCTCTTTCGTCAATCTAACTGACACGGAAGAATATAAGGACATCCTCCCGCTTCAGACCGTCAGTCTTTGCGATACGGTGACTGTGCAATTTGAAAAGCTCGGGGTTAACGTGAAGTCAAAGGTAGTTGCAACAGAATGGGATGTGCTCGCGGAAAGATATAACAGCATAGAGATTGGCGAGCGGCGAACCGGGCTTGCGACAACCATTGAGGATCAGATGGAGAAGATCAGCGTCATGCCAACCACGGACAGCATGAGGAGAAGCATTGATCTTGCCACGGGAACACTTAACAGCGGCCTTCGCGGCTATGTGGTTATCAACCGGAACCCCGGCGGTTGGGCCAATGAGATTCTGTTTCTTGACAATGAAAACATCGCTCAGGCAAAAAATGTCCTGCGGATAAACAATGCAGGAATCGGGTTCTCCTCGGGCGGATATGATGGTCATTACTTCCAATCTTGGAATATCAACGGAAAAATGACGCTTGGTGGAGTCAACAACGCGTATGGCGATTTGTGGCTCCTGTCCGCAGAAGGTGTCCCGCTTGTCGAGGTGGATAACAACGGCATGAAGCTGTGGAAGATGAAAGACGCGGGGTATTTGGTTGAGGGAACATTCTATAAGGATGATGAGCACAAAAACCCAATAACTCCTGAAAGCGGCGCATATTATTACGATTATGTCACCGGCACCGTATATAAGTTTAACGGGACAGCATACACAGCGGCTGAGGGAAACGAAGGCATCATGGCGCAGATGGTTCACACTGGTCTCGGGCTCTATTCGGGAGATATTGACCTGAAGTGGAATGGTCAGACGGGGATCTACTTCAAGGCTTCCGATCAGGAGGGTACATCCGACACATTGCAGATTGGTGATTTCCTTGTCATGACAGAAGGTGAGTACGGTCGGCAGATATGGGAGTCCTCGGACGAGAAGACGGGCATGAGCGGCGAGCCGACGGAGAGCGGTCAGATGTACCTGTGGGCCGGATGGAACGGCTCAGAGGACACATGCGCGTTCTATGTCGATAACACTACGGATCAGGGCTACGGCAACACCGTGATTAACGGCGGGCTGTTCGTGAACGGTACGGACATCATGAACGAGATCAACCGACTGTGGGATGCTGTGCATAGCAGTGACGATGACGGAGGCGGAGATGGCCCGGAGGGCGGTACAAGCGGCGAGAGCGGCGGAACCGGTCCGGGATATCAGAATTAAGGAGGCTTTAAATGGCTATTTCAACTCAAACACAGAATCTTAACCTTATCCCGGGAAAGTCCGCGCCTGTTGTGGTGCATTGTTCTCAAGGAAATGTTGGCGATACTGTTCAGTTCTATCTGTATGATGGAGACGATCCGTTCTATCCGACGAACGTTTCTATCGCGGTGCATGGCATCCGGGCGGATGGCTCCGTGTTCGGGCCGTATACGGTGTCGGTAACTTCCGGTAGCAATCTTGTATCGTTTGAATTAGTTACCGCGATGACAAGTGTAAACGGTGCGGCAATCGGTGAGCTTGTGATTACTGACAGTAGTGAGAATCAGGTTGGTTCTGCCAATTTCGGAATGCTTATTGAAGCAACCCCGTACTCTTCGACGGTTACTTATGAGGACGACCTCTCAATTTATCAGAGGATTTTGGCGTATGTGCAGAGCATCCCGGCAGAATTACAGGAGCAAATTAGCAACGAAGTAATTAGAGCAACAACTGCTGAAGACGCGCTTAGAACTCAGGTTAGCGATGAAGTAACTAGGGCGACTAGTGCTGAAAACGCACTTGGAACTCGAATTACCAGTGAAGTTTCCGAACTTGGAACTCGAATTACTAGTGAAGTTTCAAGGGCAACAACAGCTGAAAATTCACTTGGAACAAGAATTGATCAAATCGTTGCTCCGTCGGGTGGAGCTCCGTCTGCGGCTGAAGTTACTGATGCGAGAGTTGGAGCGGATGGAGTTACCTATTCTTCTCTTGGAACAGCGATAAGAACGCAAGTCAACAACTTGAGAAGTTTTTCCTTAAAGTGCATAGATGGCGTTTTATCAATAGGAGGTGACTACTAATGGCACTTAACGTAATATCTCCCAGCGGAGATCAAACTGGGGCGGAAGATCTTAACAACATTTTAAACAGTTTACAGACAAACAGGTGCGCGTTATTAGACAAAGGAGATTATTACATAAATGATAGCATTAGTGTTAATGATGGATGCACCATAAAAGGCGTGAACTGCTATCTCACGAATATCCATGCCATTAGCGATAAGCCTGTAATTGCTAAAAGTAGCGACATCTCATCTACGGGATTAAAAATAGAAAACGTGCGGCTCATTTCTGACGTGGAGAGCAGTGGATATGCAATTGATATAAAAGGTAGCACGTCGTCTCCTTACACGGGATGCTCGTTTTCGGTATTCAGGAACATCGTTATAAAGAATTTTAATAGCGGCTTCTTTGCTAATCACTTTTGGGATACTTTTTTGGATAATATCCGGGTAATGAACGGGGTTACAAACGGGATCTTTCTCGGAGGAGGTTGCAACAATATAGCAATAAATATGTTTAGTGCTAATAATTTGCAGGCCGGAATTAGAATCACATCATCGACCGATGATACGTTTGAAAACACCAATATCTCTATTAACAATGCCGATGTGGAATATTGCGAAAAAGGTATATACGCATATGGAACGCGTCATGTGTCTGTAAGAGATATATATTCCGAGCATAATACTGCTACCATTTATTCGAACGAATGCAAAGGGGTTGCCGTTGACGGAATTTATTCCAGTATGGACACAGAATATGCTGTGTTGTATAACGACTGTCGTTTGCGTGATGGGCATTTTAACTATAATAGCAGTAGCGATGTCGGTATTGTCAATAAATCCAACGACGCCGCAGATATTAGGTTAGATAATATTAATGCATACAACGCATCATCCGGTAAGGTTTATTTGTTTAAGCAGAATATCAGAAACGAGAATCCTAAGGATGCACAGTCAACACTATACACCATTGAAACGGTTCCATTCCGTATGAGATATTCATCAGATTCTTATAGCGGAGTTTTTCACGCATTTGGAGATGATAAAAAGCGGCAATTCGTCTGTGCAACTCCACAACTTGTAGTAACACAGAATAACACCCTTACAGCTACCGCTGGAGACACCATATATTTAACAAAAAATGGCGAGAGAATTGCAGTGACAGATTTTGCATCCGGAACATCGTTTAAAAAGGGAAATACGTTCAATTTTAGACGTTTGGTCAATGACTCTAAGTTGTACACTTACAAAGAGGGAGACACGTACACTGTCACCCACGCGTCATCTCCGGGTGTTGATGTGTACTTTGCTTTAAGATTCACCAACGCGCACATGGGAGATTTTTATTTAAACTAGCTGAATGAGATTGTCATAACAGTAGTATTGTACAATCGGAGGTATTATGGAGAATCTGCCGATCCTTATATCCGTAGGGGCTTTCGCCTTCACCATTTATCAGTTCCTTCACAATAGTAACCGTGAAGGAACGACACAAATTACAACCGTATTAATCAAACTCGAAAACATCGCGGACGGGATTGCAGAGATCAAAGGAGAAATGAAGTCTCTCCGGGATGAGTTGGGGGAACTGCGGGAGCGGGTGTCAAAGGTGGAAGCATCTGCCGCATCCGCTCACAAAAGAATCGACCGTATAGAAGGGAAGGAGGAATCGCGATGATGTTGCCGAACAAAGTGTACGATATCCTGAAGTGGACGGGGCTTGTGGCCTTGCATGGGTTGGCGTGGTTTGTTGGTCGAGTCGGCCCTGCTTGGGGGATGCCAAACGTGGATGCCGTTGTGCTCACGCTTAACAGCGCAGGAACGCTTATAGGCATCTTAATAGGTGTTTCTACGGTTAACTATAACAAGACCGTCTAAGGGACGCAGAACGCGTCAGAGGGGGTGATTATCATGATGAGAGGAACAACTCAAGAAAGATATATCGATGTTGATGTTGACCTCACTGGCGCGGACAGGATTTATGTCACGTTTGCGCAGAACGGTCGCAATCTTGTCGAAAAAACTATCA